CAGCGTTCGTATAGATTGTTCTAACGACTTCCCTGTTGATTTCAGCAAGGATCTCGGTAGAAAGGATGTTAGCAAGCTCTTGCTCTGCATCCAATCCATGAATCGCCTTAAGGTCTTGAGCCATCTCTATGCTGTACTCTGCCTTTAAAGCACGTGATCGAGCAGTAACTGTTACTTTCTCGATTGAGAAACCCATCTCACGGAACTCATTGTTCGCAGATGAATCATCTAATGCTTCAGCAGTAGCTGTAGTCATACCAGTAGCATCACCAGTTACTTCATATGATCCAGCAGGGGAGTCATTAAGAAGTCCAGGGTTAGCTCCTTCAGCATCGTTAACACCTGAAGATGAAGCAGTAGGATCGTAGTTTGATAATCCTGTGCCTTTTCCTCCTGTGAAACCAGCGTTTGGCTCGTTGAATAGTGCTTCTCTGAAGTCACCGTTGTTAGGTCTACGCTCTGAACCGTAGAATGATCTCATTGCAAAGATAAGTCCTGTAGGACCAGTCATTGGCTGAACGCCAGCGATATCATATGCAATTAGTTGAGGCATTGAACGTCTAATTAGACTGATCAATACTGGATCAAAACCTGCAACAGGACCAGTGGCAGCGTGATCGCCTGTGTATCCAGTTGTTTGTAGAGTCTCAGAAAGAACGTTTGATTCTTCTTTGATTGCTAATTCTTGGTTTTCTAAGAGTTGTGCGACTACGCCTTTCTTATAAGTATCACTGATTTCAGGTACTGATTCGTGATTTAGAACGGGAGCCCACTTTTCTTGAAGTTGTTGTAATGTCATTTGACTTAAAAAAAGTAGTTGTTTTAATTATTTGGACCAACGTGCTAGGGCATCTACATACTTCGACATAGATCCTGACGCTGTGCTTTCTACCAATGGTTCAGAACTTTCTTCGGTGGGTTCTGTTGCTGACTCAGCAACTTCGGCCTTCCTAGTGAAATATGATTCCTTGATAGTTTCGACTTTCTTACGATAGTCTGCTTCATTTTCAAACTCAACTCCCTCTGCAAGTTTAGCAAGCTTATCCTTTTGGGTTTCAGCAAGTCCTGCAGCTGCTTCGTTCACGATTTCCATTTTACTAAAATCACCAATACGCTTATTCAAAGCTACATTAGTGTCGATTTGCTCATTGAGTTTTTTCTCCATCTCATCAAGTTCCCCTGCCATTCCATCTAGCAGGTTGAATTTTTCTTCGGGAACACTAAAGTTGTGTTCTACGAAGAGTTCTTTTAGGCCGTTAAAGAATGACTCTGCCATCTCAGTCTTGATACCGTGCTCAACCTGAAGAGCATTCTCTTCCATCCAGGTTTTTGCAGCATAAGATAGATAGTCATCGACTTTTTCTGCCAATTCTGTTTTGATCTTCTCAACCTCTTCGGTGAGAGATTCTTCCATCGCTTCTTGCACGACTTTGACTTCGCTATTTACACGTGAAGTAACAGCCGCCTCGAAGATTGTCACTGCTTTTGTTCGGAACTCTTCTGAGAGTTCTTCACCAGCGACAAGAGCGTCAACGTCTTCACTAAAGTCGTACTCGGTCTTAGGGGTTTCTTCTGCGATTGTTTCGCCATCGGCTTCTACCTCCTCTTGTTTAGCGGATGCATCGGAAGGTTTAGTCTTTAAGGACTTATCCTTTTCTACACTTACATCACTAGAAGCACTTGCTCCAGCGTTTTTCGTTCCTGCAGCGTTCTCCCAGTTGTCAGAAGCTACATGAATTACTTTCTTACCGCCACTCTTAGAAGTGTCGATAGGTTCACCAGGTTTTGCGTTCTTAGTAACAGGATTAGAACCTTCGGTCACTTCTTCCATGTTATCTAGCTCTTTTTCGAGGGTCTCAGCCATTTGAATTAACTCCGTTAACTTTTACGTTGTCTATGTTTATTTATAAATTACAAACTTCTTAAAAACTTGCTGAACGCGGAAATTTTACGTTCTTGGAGGTTTCTAAGCGTTGCTTGATCTATTTCTTGTTTAATTTGGGCAACAGCAGACTCTTTTATGACTCCGTTATCCCAAACCCACTCTTTTCCTTCCATGATTCCATCCACAAAAGCGTCTGGAGCCGAAGGATCTGCTACTATATCAGCAGCAGTGGCAAGCATAAAGTCATCTTCTACGATATTACAACCATCTTCTTTGCGAAGTGATCCCATACCTCTGGAAGAAACTCCGAGACTTACACCTTCATCAAGAAGAGATTTCGCAATCTTTCCATTTGGAGTATCAAGTATCTTTGCTCTACCAATAAAATTATTACCATCCTCTTTAAGACTTTCGATCTTATGAGATACTCTATCAAGATTGATAGATGGACCTTCTGGATGACCTAACTCACCCAATGCACGGCCTTTAGTAATAAAGTTCTCATCATATTTAGCCACTTCCCTTTGAAGAGTTTTGAATGGGTACATACGTCCATTCTTATTCTTCAATTCTGCTTGGAGAAAAATACCTTCAATGAAATAGTTCTTTCCACCACCTTTGCGGTCTTCTAAAATGAATTCAGCTTTAGTGATTTGTTCAGCTATTAGTCTCATCGTTTGGTTCCTCTTCTACAGTGGGTTCATCCGTGGGTTCAACCTCAGCAGAAGCTTCGGGTTGTTCTACTTCACCTTCAGGTGCATCTTCAGGTTTGCGACCTTGATAGTCAACATTCTGAATATCTCCTGCAGGATCTTGGTTATCAGTAATCTCATCTGCTACCGCTTGTGCAGTATCATCTGGATTAAATCCATGCGTTTTTGCAAATTCAACTTTATGTTGCTGAATGGCATCGTATGCTGATGCACTCAAAGCATCATTCATTGCATCAACTGCTTTGGCTTTTTCATCACCAAAGATATGATTCACTATAGTTTGTGCGATTTCGCTAGGCATAATAATTCCCACTTTAATATTTATTTATCAGATTTCTCCCCTACGCTGATCAGCAGCGTTAATTACCGCTTTTGGGTCGGGGGTACCTCCCCCTTCTGCGGGTGGTAATTCACCTGCAGCAGCAGGATCTTCTTCACCTATACCCATCTCCATTGCTTGCACTGCTTGTGGATCCATAATGGTTCCATCTTCAATTTCTTTTTCAATCTGTTTGTCAATCTCTTTGATCTCAACATCAGTTTGCTTAAGAACTTGACGACGTATATACTCAGCAGAGAAATACTTACCAACGTAAGGATCCATTTGAGCAACCTCATTCATCCTTTCGTTACGGATTTCAATATCCTTAAGTTCGGAGAAGTAGTTATCAGCAATATAATCGAATTGGATATGCTCTTTCATCTCTTCCCAATCCTCAAGAGTAATAATACCCTTTAGAACAAGTTGAGTTTTAAGAAGATCCATAAACAATTCAGAGAATCTCTTACGCAAACGTGCAACAAATTTCTGGAACTTAACCTCATCTCTTGTGATTTCAGCAGCACGACCAATATTAAATGTAGTCTCTGTTTCTAATCTTGAGTTAGGAACGTTTAATGCTTTATATAATTTCTTCTGGAAGTACTTGACATCCTCAAGTTCTCCAAGATTTTGTCCACCTGGGAGCGTAGAGATTTCAGTTCCTCTACCGCCTTCCCTTCTTGGTAACCAGAAGTCCTCAAGCATCGACATGAACTTCTTGTCATCTTTAATTTCTCCTGTGTTTGCATCGTATACAAGTTTATTCCTGTAACGACCCATTACTTCACGTAGGTATTGCTCCGCTTTATTCTTTGGAAGGTTACCTACATCAATATAGAAAATTCTTCTTTCTGGTGCTCTTGATAATCTATAGATTACCAGAGAGTCTTCAATCATTCTTAGCTGATTGACTGCCTTAATTGCCTTATGCATATGTGATAAGACCATATTTTTATTAAGGTCTTGGATACCACTATGAACATAAGTTATTGAATCAGGTGCAATTTTCATACCCTGATTAGTTGAGTTCTTTAATCCTTTTGGATTGTATAAGAAGTAATCTGCACTCTTTCTACTAAGCTGAGTATTAAGATCTACTCCTCTCATTAACTCAGGACTCCTTGATTCATACTCAGTAACTTTACGGATCTTACGTGGATCAACGTATCGTAATTCAATTAAACCAGTTCTAGGTTTATCTGGGTCAATTACTTTATGATAAAAAAGTCTCCCATCAACATACCATCGACGGAAGATTTCATATGATCTGTTCTCAAAATCAAGAAGACGAAGAATTTCATCAAACTCTTCTCTAATTAAATTTTTTACTTTTGATGATACCTTAAGGTTAGATAATTCAACTGCTACTGGTACATCATCAAAGTTACCACAAATAGTTTCATTGACCACATCATCAACTGCACTATCACATTCTGGTTGTAAAACCATCTCCCTATATCGGGTGATTAATTCATATTCATTTCGGATTTGTCCATCAAAGTCAACAGAATAACCATAGTAACCACCACCTACGATAGGTTGTGATCCATCTAGGCTATCTTTTTGAACAAAAGAAGGCCCCTTAGGTACCTTCTTCGCTCTTTGCAATGAAAATCCGAAGAGCTGTTGTGCCATTATGTTATAAAATAACTAGTC